TCTGTCTTTTGAAATTTGGAAATAATTTTGATCTATTTCAAAACCTAAATATTGCCTACCAAGTTCTTTAGCTGCAACACAAGTTGTTCCACTTCCTAAAAATGCATCGAATATTACCCCCCCCCCGATCACTTGAATTTTCAATAAGATTTTTAATTATATTGATATTCTTTATGGTTGGATGTTTGTAATCTTTTTTATCGGTATGATTTACTTTATCAACATAAACTGTTTTTAAGGTATCATAATTTCCTTTAAGTTTTACACCTTGTTCCCAGAAGTATAAGCAATACTCTTTATCTTTAAGGAAATGTCCGTTTGTAAATGGTGGAACATTTGTTTTACTCCAAATAATCATTTCCCAGTTACAACCTTTTTCTTTAACAAAGTAAGTAAGATAATCGTATATTTGTTCTTTATTACACCAAATATAGATATTGATTTTTTTCATAATACGAACAAACTCATCCAAGATAGACAAATCAATGCCTTTATCTAAATTTGTTGTCATCATTTGATTAACATAGTGATTTAGATTTTTGCTTCTATCTTTTAGAATTCCTGTTCCAGTATGCAAACCATCAATTTGATAAGGTGGATCAGTTACGATTAAGTCAATGCTTTTATCAGGTATTTCTTTAATTGCTTTATACGAATCTTCTAAATAGACATCGTTTAATTCAAATCTACCTAATTTCATTTATTATCTCCTTCAATAAAGCAAATTGTCCTAACTTCAATTTTGTTCTTGCCATATCGTTATATGTTTCTACTGAATCGCTATTTTTAAGCAGCCAAATATCAACATTTTCACCGATAATAATGTCTAATGCTAATTGTTTTTTTTCGTTCATAAAATCTCCTTTTCAATATAATCGTTTATTATCTTTTCGTGCGAGTTAAGTTCTCCTATAAAATTATTGAAGATGCCGCATAATACACAAACGATAATTGAATCACCTGCACAATGATATATACTTGCATCACTCATATTTATTGCTTTCATACTTTCATAATCAGTTTTAGCAAATCCCATAAGTTTCATACATTCCAACGGAGTGAGTTTGCGAATCCGTAAATTCGATTCTCTCTCTGTATTAACCGTTATACCTAATGTATCTGGTCTCGTTGTCAAAGCTGGCATTTCGTTTTGTCTTTCAACTGCTTTTCTACCATTTAAACGAGAATTTGAATAACTATGGTTTACAATATCACCTTCTACAACCTTGCCTTCTTCAACGAGTTTATCACAAAGTTCTTGTTTTAGATTTGGAACTTCAATTAAATTAACACCATTTCCAGTAAAATTAGAATTAGTAACTAATGTTTGTGCTATACCATCTTTCACAATATTGTTTTCTAAATGCTTTATTGAATTTTCATTATACCCAACTACTACACCAACATTTTCTCCACCCATACAAGTAATTGTTTGAGCTGATCCATGTTGAACTGTGCCGCGATGATGATGCATTCTTGTTGAGATGTCGATTCCATCACCTTCTTCTGCATCTTCGTAACCTTTTGAATTGTTGTTCTTAATAGCAATTTTAATAGGTTCTTTATAATCACTTGCTGCTAAAGTAGGTGCGATATTTTCTCCGTCATAAACCGTATTGCTTTGGTGCTTTCCTGTGCCTTTTTCAATATAACCTACTTGTTGAGCAACAAAACTATTATTTGCAGCATCTACTCTTGTTGTTATGGTTGGAGAAACATCGCTTTTTACAGCACGATTGTAAGAATCAATAAAATCACCATCTTTAATTTCGTTTTTATCTAATGTTTCGTTCAATGCTTTTGATCCGTAGATATAGTTATCTAATGCACCCCTACCCATACGAGTAGTTAATGAATTAGCAATACCAATTTTGTTTGTGTTATTCATACAAGTTTCAAATGCTTCTTTTCTCTTGTAAGTTCCTGTGTTTTCAGCCATACAATAGTTCAGCATTTTTTGAGATAAAAAGTATTTTTCATCGACATCTTTTTCTAACAAATCTTTAAGTCGGTATCTTAACTGAATCTTTTTAGGAAATGTATAGTTATAATTGCCTAATATAGAAACCATAAAGCATCTTCTACGATTTTGTGGAATTCCGTAATCTTTTCCGTTTAATATTTCGCAATAGTTCGTATAACCAAGTTCGTTTAATCGCATTTGCCATTTTTCCATATCTTTTACATTTTTCTTTCCACACACTTCTGGCACATTTTCCATCAAAAGTATTTGTGGTAATTGGTTAATGTCTTTGCACTCTTGCAAGATTCTTTCAACTTCCCAAAGTAAACCACTACGAGTTCCACCATCTGCTTGACTTACTGACATTCCAGCTCTTTTACCTGCTAAACTTAAATCTTGGCAAGGAAAACTATACGATAAGATATACTCATATTTATCAGTATCAACGATTTCTAAATCTTTGCCTTTAACATTCATTATATTAACTAAATTATGAGTTGCTTTAATGTTGTTATAAGCATTTCGTAACCATTCGATACTTTTCTTATTTAACTGTTCTAATGTAAGTGGATCATTATAATTCATACTTGTTCCAAATACACCTTTAACTAATTCTTCTTTGCTTAAATCTTTAGAGTAATCAGTATTATCTTTAATGTGAATAGAGTTATAAGCACAATATGAGTTATATGCCCATTCGCAAGTTTTGTAATGCTCAAAGTTAGCACCGATTACTTGCAAACTCTTTGCTTGGCTGCCGATTCCAGAAAAGAACTCAATTAAACGAATAGGTTTAGTAATCTTGTATCTTTCAATAACATCATCAAATATAGACATTTGTTGATAAATCATTACATTAACTCCTTTACTTTTCTCATAAGTTGCTTTGTTTCTAAACTTGCTTTTACTACTAACGGATGGTCGCACATACCTTTAATTTTTAACGCATTATATTCGTGGTAATTATCAGTTAAATATAAATTCTCAAAACTATCATCAAGTGTATTTCCGTTTAAGTGAACTATATATTTATTTCCAACTTCTATTCCTTTTTGCTCTAAAACATATCTATCGTTTCTTTGCCAACAAGGACTTTTTTCTAAACAATGCTTATATTTTAAGTGTTGTTGTTTTTCTTCGTCTGTTAGCTGGTCGAATGTTTTTACTTTGATCCAGTTTACTTTGATGTCTTTGTCTTTGTTGTTTTTTCTTTGAACTATATCACCGATTTTATGCTTACTTCTTGATTCTCCCCATGTTCGTAATTTGCCTGTGCCACTCCACCTATAACCGTATTGATATAACCTTTGAGTAATAGATGTATAACTTAATTTTTTGTGTGTTATTTCAAACCATTTATCTTCCCATTGTTTTTTGGTGGACATCTCTTGTTTGATTAACCAATTATAGAATCTATCTAATTCTTCTTTTGTATAAGTTCTTGCGAGTGGACTAAATTTATATGCTTTTTGTGGACTTGATAACCTTTCTCTGTAATGTTGCAATCTTGCTTTAACTTGTCTTTTTGTAAAGTTCAATTTGAATTCCTTATTAAAGATTGGAGTAATATAATCGTATGCTTTTCTTGAATGTTCTTTTTTTGCAAGAGGAAGGTTTTTTAATAACCATTCCCCCTGCTTAATAACTTCTTCGTAATTAGTTTTCATTTGCTAATTTGTCAATTTGAACTCTAACAATACTTGCTGAAACGATATTATTATTAAGTTTCAACTTTGTATTAACAATCTTTAATTGTGCTTGTTTTTCTTCAAATGAAACATTGTCATCTTCTAAAAACTTTCGCATTTCTCTTGAACTTTCAATTACATCAATCATGTCATTGTCAATCAACTTTGTTTTTGCTTTTGTCATAAGTTTCTCCTTTCTTTACATTACTTTAACCAATCTTTTAAGATTTCAATTTGTTCGTAAATTAGTAACCAAGTTTTGCTGCCTTTTTGATGCAACTCTAACTCTTTCTCACCTTGCTTAATTGCTTTCTTGATCCATTGTGTTGTTATCTTCTGCTCTTTCATTTAGTAACTCCTTAAACTCTTGTGCTTTTTTAATATATATTTCTTTTATTGAACCATCTTTCTTTTGATAATCACCCTTAAACTTAAAGTCAAAGTATTTATCAAAGAATTCTCTAACTTTACGAATTCCATTGATTTCCCCTTGTTTAAGTCCATCACGATAACCTTTGCCTGATGCTCTTTCGTTTATATCTTCTTTGCCTTCATCTTGTCCGCCACTTGTTATATTGTAAAGTTCATAACCTTTTTCTTTTGCTAATGCGATAAACTCTCTTTCTTTATCGTTCAGTTCATCTTCATTACAGTAATAAACTTTAATTCTCCAAGCATAAGGATTTGATTTGTAATATAAACCACGAGTTTTAAGCGATATATCTATTCTTTGTTCAAACGATAAAAAATGTTGTGCTAATCTTTCAATAACTCTTTTTGCTTGACCTACATAGATATATTTTTTAATTGATCCATCTTTCGTAGGTTTGTTTTCTCTTGTAAGAATATAAATTCCTGGATTCTCGTTCAGCTTGTTATCGTAAGCATAAAGAAATTCGCACATTTGATTTAATCTTTTTTGTGCATCTAAATACTTTCGCTGCTTAATACTTTTGTTATACCAATAATTACCCATTTTGCTTACTCCTTTTCTAACTGATAATATTATAAACAATTTAGTTATATAATACAACAACTTTGTTAAACAAAATAAAAAACTCACCACTATCCTTATTTTTGCCGACAATAATGATGAGTTAATTTGCTATTACGAACCAATTATATTTAGGACAAGTTATAGCTGGGTATGATTACGATTATTGACAGAAATGGTTTTGCATTGTTGTTTAAGGAGTAGTCAATATGCACAATCGTTGTCATCCACTTAATTTTATTATACACAATTTATACTTTGATCCAACCATTATTACTTACTTTATACTCAATATCATAAACACGATAATAAACGATTTTATCCGTCTTTTTTACTTTAATATTTGATTCATTGTAATCAGTTTCAACTTCAACATAACAAGTTTGATTTTTATTATCAGTAAATTCAGCTAATTTACAATCGTGTGTATATTCTTGAATTTCACTTGTTTGGTATGAATAACAATAAGAATCTACTTTGAATTTTTTTATATCAGTGTTTTTGCAACCGACTAATAGTAATGATAATAATAGTAATAACTTTTTCATTTTTCTAATTCCTCTTTTGTTAATGCCCAAGTTTTGCCATATTCATAATAGTAAAATAAATCTCTTATTGGTTCGTTTTCAGTTTCTTTCTCTATTATCAAACCACCTAAACCTATACAACAAACTTCAACTTTTTCGTATTGTCTTGTGTAAACACCATTTTTCAATGCCTTAAACAAAGCAATTAAATCAATGCCTAACTCATCTTCAATATCTTCTAATTGACCGAGTTTATTAAAAGCATTTTTTTGTGCTTCGGCAACATCACCATTTACTTTTAAAAAATATGCTTTTTTATCAAAAACTTTTAATTTTTCAAATGTTTCGGGTTGTAGTCTATAACAAGTTGTTAATCTCATTTCAATACCTCTTTCAATAAGTCAAATTCTTCTTGTGTTAATTTTTTGCAACCACCAACCATTTCACAATAACCATTATATTGTTCCAAGTTATCAAAGACATAAAATGCACCTACATTAACTTGTTTTTCTTTAATAATTTCAAGTGCTTTGAGTTTATTTAGAGTTTCTTCATCAAACAACGGTTTAATTTCGCATTGTGAATTACCAACAATCATACTTTCGCATTTAAGTTTTTCTAAATCGTCATCAGTAATTTTTTTATCAGCAACAATGATTTTCGTATTTTTCAGCAATTCGTGTTTTTTAAGTGCAGTTTCAATGATGTCTAATCGTTTATTAAACTCATCATCATTCCAACCTTTAACTTCTCTTAAATCGTTTAATGCTTCTAATGGCGATAATTCTTTACTCATCTACTTCTACCTCTTTTTCTAAAAATTCAATACTTACATAATCTTCTTTATTTGAAATGTTATTTTCAATTATCAACTTATAACAAGTATTTAATCCGTCTTGCTTAAAATTAAGAGGACAAATATGAAACGGTGCAAAACAGCAACCTTTTGTTTCACAGATTTTATTTGCTTCAAGTAATGTTAAATCTTTAATTTTCTTTCTCATTTGAATCTTCCTTTTCTGCCATTGCCATATCATAATGAACTACACCGATATATAAGCAATTTTCATCAAAACTAATGGATAAATTATCATATTGTAAGAGTTCTTTTACAAAATCTCTCATTTTGTCTTTGAGTCTATCATATCCTATTATTTTCATAACAATTCCAACTCTCCTTTATCGTTCATTTTTGCTACATAAATAAGACCTTTGTCTGTCCATATAGCACCATACAAAATCTCGTTCAAAGATAAGTTTGCTTTTGCATATTTGAACTTTAATACGGATAGTTCTTCTGGTGTTTCCCATTCAGTTATTCCAAGGTATTCATCATCATACCAAATATGACTACCATTACCACTGTCTAATATACCGATGAACTCATCACACAATTCTTCAATAGTATCTCCATAATGTATTACTTCGTGTTCTTTGATTTCATAATACATACTTGGTTTATTTTTGACTTCACATCTCCAAACAAGTTCAAAACCATTGTGTTCGTGGTCTTTAATTTTGTAAATACGACTATTTGTTCTAATGTATTTCATAATAATCCCCCATCTTTTAAACAAACATAAGTTTCTTTGTTAAATGTTTTTGCTATCGTTTCTTTCATAACTATTGGATCACTTGCTTCTTGTGATAAGTGCATTAAATATATTTTCTTTGTATCGTTTAAGCATAATTGATTAAGCATCTTTTTAGTGTTAATCAAACTTAAATGAGAAACAGCTTGTCTTTTATACTTAATCTTTTTGCCTTCGTCTGCTTGATTCATAAGTTCAGTTAATTTCTTATAAACATGGTTGCACTCTATCGCAACTGAATCATATTTTAAATATCTAACTTTATCTTCAAGTTCAAAGTAATTCGTATCGTTAATAAACAACATTGTTTTCTTTGTAATTGAGTTAATAAATACAAAACCACAAGAATCTACATCGTGATATGTTCTAAAAGCATAAACGATTAACCAATCAATTTTAAGTGTTTGTGGCAAATCTTCCAAGTATGGTTCATAAACTGGTATTTCAAGTTTAATAAATTGTTCTTTTGCGATGCAGTGGTCTTTATGCTTATGAGTAATCAATACTCCCTTAATATCGTTAATAGATATATCGTGTTCTTTCAGCTTTTCGTTAAGTGCTTTGAATCTAATACCACACTCAACTAAAATACATCGTTTGTTATGCCTTAAAATATAAGCATTTCCACTTGATCCAGAACCTAAACAAATAAATTCCATAATTATTTACCATAACCGATACTATCTAAAAACTCTTGTGGAGTTAATTCTTCTTGCTTTTTCTTAATATCTTCTGGTGTATCTAATGTTTCGTTTGCGATTTCAACATCAGTATAATTAGGTTCATCGTTATATGGATTATCTCTATACTTATCTTCTTCGTTTTCGCCACCATAAACAATTTGGTCTTGCTTAATCGCAGCTTGAATCTCTGGAGTTGTTGGTAATTTGCTTAATAATTGTTTTAACACTGTTTTAAGTGCCATTTTTGAGAATGTTGATGTATTTCCCCAAATTGAGTTATAACTCTTTGAATATTGTTTACCATGTGCGATACATTTTTCGTTTGTCCAATAAACACTACCAGCAAATTCTCCGTCTTTAGTAATAGCATAAGCATAATAACCTACTACTTTACTATCTAATGTTTTATTTACATCTTCTTCAAACTCAACACTGATTCTTCCTGTTGATCTATCACGATGTAATTTATCACACTCTAAAACTTCAACTGAATCAATCTCTTTATATAAACCACTTCTCATCGCAAGTTCTTTATAACCACGATAACCTAATTGTGCTTGAACATATTTATCGTATGGAACTGGATAAATACAATCAGGTCTTGAAAAGTTATATCTTGCTGTTTCAAAACAAAACTTTGCTAACGAGAACTTATCGCACTTGCATAATGCGGCATTTGTGCTTAATTCTAAAGCTGATGATGCTGCCTTTGCTCTTTGTTCTTCGGTTAAATGTAATGTTTCTGCTAAACTCACAATATTTTTATTTGCGAGAACTTGTGTCATGGTTAAAGAATAAGGTTTTTCTTCACCACTGTTTTGTTGTTTTTTGTAATAATTTTCTGCCATTTCTTTTTTCCTCCTTAATGACTAATACAATTATATAACTATTTCGTTAAATCTACAACTGAATATTTATAATTTTCTATTTCAGTTCTTGTTTGTGCTTGTAATACTTGGTCGCAAGGGCAACGATATGTATTATACTTACCACCGATGATAACAACTTCTTTTGTATTGATTCGCATAACTGAATCACAATTTACTAACCACAGCTTTTTTTGAGTATGCGATAAAATAGCAAATGTTTTTTTCATAAATCTATCAATGGTTTTGTTTTCTTTGTTTTTGATTAAGTTATCAGTGTAAAGTGGAGTAGTGCCATCTTGCTTTTCTTTCCATCGTAAGCTGTTAAGGTATTTCCATTTATTTTCTAATTTTTTAAGTTCGCCATCTCTCCAGGCATCAAATTCTTTTTTCGTTTCAGCAAACTTAATTGAACCTTGTTTGTTTTTGATGATAAGTTTTTGTTGATCGTCATAGTTATAGTTTATATCTTTAACCATTTTAGATAACTTAATACACTTATCATGGCACTTTGGATTCTTGTTTAACTCAAAGATATTAAAACCTAAATCATCTTTAACATTCGCACAGATTTCTTCAATAGTAAACCATTTACCACACTCAAAGTTTTTGGTTAAATAATCGTTCAATGCTTTTTGTTCGTTTGTTACCATTTCGCCCTACTCCTTTATATATTGTCTAAATTCTTTTAGTTAATTCTTTTGGATCAATACCAAGTGCATCAGCAACTTTTTTAATACTTCTCATAGATGGTTTTGCTTTGCCTGTTTCCCATCTACTTAAAACTTCTTGCTTAATGCCAAGTTTAGCTGCGAACTCACCTTGACTATATGCTTGACAAATTCTTAACTGTCTAATTTTCCAACCTAAATCTTTCATACTAATTATCCTTTAAATCTTCTTCTAATAAATGTGCTATAAATTCATAAGCACCTACTAACATGTGAGAAGCAAAAGCATTACTGTTGCATCCTCTTTCTGTCCATTCTTTTTCTCTTTGCTTATATACATCTGCCATTTCTTTGCAGATTTTTAATGTGTTTTCTACTCTTTGTAATTTTAATGTCTTGTCTTTCATAATAATATAAATTCTCCTATTTGATTCATTTTTGCCACACGAACAGAATCACCATCAACCCAGATAAAACCAAATATTTCATATTTAACATATTTAATATCGCATATTACTGCTATTGATTTTGCTTCTTCTAATGTTTCACATTGAACACATATACATCGTGCTTCTTCACTATCGTTAAATCTACCTCTAACAATTTCAAAACCATCACACAGTTCTTCAATGGTATCGGCTTCTTTGATAATTTCTCGTTCAATTTCTTCCCTATTTAATTCAATAGTTCCGTCTTTTGTTCTAATGTATTTCTTCATTAACTATTTCTCCCCAAGCATTTAAGTCAGTTTTAATAAATTCGATAGCGAGATGCAAACTACATGCTACTCCTCTATCAAAAGTGTCTTTTACATTTACCCAATCCTCTCCATTAGTAAGCTCTAAATAACGCTTTTCAAGTCTTTCTAATGTATCTCTAACACTCATTTCTAAATTAGTCATTGTTTTCCCTCCTTAATAAACAAAACTACATTCTTCTTCTAATTCGCCTTCACCAGCGTAATCAATGTAATCTTCCATACTTAAAGCAATATGCTCGTCATGTTCTTCTTTTGAACTTGCGAAAAAGTGATCTACTTCAATTCCGTTAATATAAACCCAATACTCTTTCATTTATTCTTCCTCCTTATAAAATGCTAACTGATTATGTTGTTCAGCTCGCAACCCTTTTACTAAAACTTTAGCATCGTGTTCACTAAAAGTAGTTGCAACCAATTCATCAATAACAACTCCGTTAATGATTTTTTCTTTATAAACCTTGTATTTCATATCAATCCCCCTATATTGTGTAATCCTCAAGTTCACTAATTGCATCTTCAAGGTTTGATGTGTGGTTTTCCAATATGCTTACAAGGTCTTCAAACCACTCTTGTCTTTCTTCTTGTTGTTCAGTTAATTCATAGGAATCGCTATAAGGTTCAATTTCATCAATAGTGTCTTGACACTCATATTGTAAATCTTCAAGTTCTCCCTTAACTTCTTCCAACTTTTCAACTAACTTTCTTAATTGACTTTTTGCTTGTCCTTTTGTCATTTTTACTACTCCTCCTGACACTTAATATTATACTCATATATACATATATTGCAATACCTTTTTTAATTATTTTTTAACTTTCTTTTAACTTATTTAATTAAAGATATATGCGTATGCGTGTGTATAGTAGATTATGCTATATATAGTAAGTTATAGTTATAATGAACATAAAGTTATGTAGTAAGTAATTCAAAGATTTATACATGATGTATATGCGTGGTATAAGTAGTAAACTAAAACATAAGTATTTAGTATCCCAAAGTAAATATAACATCATAAGTATAAAAGTATGGTAATATCTACAAAAGTATCTATTACCTACTAATTAAAAAATTATGGTTTAATCTACTAACCAAGAAGTAAATATTTTATCCCGCACGAGAAAGTGTATAATTTAAGTGCTACTAAATAGATTCTCCCTTTGCAACTTCTGTTTCTATTTGGTAGTTTTTATTGTGTTATAATATGTGTGTATGAATGTAAAAGAATTATTGTTAGTTTTAAACCTTAAAGCTGAAACATCAAATAATCAGTATGTTTTACAATATAATTATTCATTCAACACAAACAATAAGAGAATTTATAATAGAGTTGATATTCTCAAATACTATAATGGTAAAATGATAAATAAAATAAAAGTATGGAATGAAGCAGGTGCGATTGAGTTTATGACTAAAGAGATGCAACTCTATGCCTAATAAATAGTATGAAGCAAAGAAACTATACAGAAACAGTTATTGATCCAGTAAAGAAAAGCAGTAAAAAAATAAAAATTGCTACGAAATCTTTAACTTTGGATGAAATTGAAAATAAAATGATAGAACTTGCGGCAACTGAAACAAATGATGTCTTAACTTTAATGATGAACGAAAAGAAAATTGCCATGTTAGAAAAAGTTGCAAATATCAAAATGCATCGTTTACAGCTTAAAGCATTGGAACAAAGCAATGAACCTGTTGAAGTTCAACCAATAGAAGTTAAGTTTATTAGTTCCAGAACAAGTGATAACTTAAACCGTTTAGAACAAATAGAGAATGGTGTTAAGGAAAGTTTAGGTATAAAGCAAGATGCTTAAACAAGAAATACAAATAGCAGAAGTGTTTGAACCACTTTTTACGAGTGATTATTTAGATTTTGTGTTGCCTGGTGGTAGAACGAGTGGTAAATCTAAAACATCAGCTATATTGTCTGGTATTGAAACAGCACTAAAACCAAATGAAGATATTTTGATAGCAAGAGCATCGTATGGTTCTATTGCCGATTCCGTCTATAATGAAACAAGTGAAGTATTAGAATCTATACCATGTTTTGAAGGCGAGTTTACATACAGAAAATCACCATTACGAATAGTTAGAAATAAAACAGGTTCAACTATTTATTTTATGGGTATCGGTGGATCAACTGATAGAACAAAAGGTTTCAAACCAAAACATAAAATCGGTTTAGTTATTTTGGAAGAAACACAAGAACTTAAATCAAGAGAGCATTTAGACCAAACATTAGCTTCATTACGAAGAAGATTTGGTAAAGATTGTAAAGTAGTTATTATATTTAACCCTCCAGCACAAAGATTTCATTGGATCAATGTTTGGTGCGAAGAAAAAGAACGAGATAAAGATGTTTGTGTTATTCATAGCACTTGGGAAGATATATTGCCATTTTTGAGTGATAGAGAAATTAAAGAAATCTTAAAATACAAATATACGAATAAACCTTACTACGATTATATCTATGGTGGCATACCAACAGGTTTAATGGGAAGTGTTTATCCTATGTTTAACAGTGAATTACATTTAGTTAAGTATGAAACACGAGAAACAAGCAAAGTTTTACACGATTATAGAATTGTAGGTTGTATTATTGGTTGCGACTTTGCCATTACTCACGATAGCACAGCATTAGTGCCATTATTTATTATGTCTAACGGTCAATGTGCAGTAGGAAAGATTTTTTATCACAATCCATTAGAGAACGGTGTTAAAGGCACTTTTCCACTTGTAGAAAATGAAATTAGTAGATGGTTCAAAGAATTACGAAGGGAAAATAATTTAGATAATCCAAACGATTATATGAACTCTATACCTATTGTCTTTGTTGTTGATAGTGCAGCAACTGATGGAGTTCAAGCATTAAATTATTATTTTTCTAATCGTGCTATGGTTTACGCAGTTAAAAAAGGCACTATCTTACAAATGGTAGATACAACACAAAGCACTATCGCAAAGAATATAGTTAGTATTTACGATTATGGTGGTTATTATAATTACACACAAAATAAATGGGTAAATGGCGAGAATTTACTTGCTTATCAATTACAAACATTAGTCTGGAACGAAAAAGAAACAGGTTATGATGACACAATACCAAACGATGTTAGTGATGCGTTTACTTATGCTTGTTGGTGGTGGTTTAAGAACACTGAAAACATAATGTGGTTAGATGAAATATCACGAAATAGACAAGATTATTATTTATTGAGAAACTAAAATATTGTTGTATAATTTGAGAAAAGGGAGAATTAAATCATGGAAAAAGAAACATTATTAAACTTATTAGGAAAGCATTTGTTATCAAGTAATCCAGAGTTCAAAAAGGCATACGAAAAGAATCCACCTATTGTTGAAGAAACATTAGCTTGGCAACCTGGAGAACTCATCGTTAGCGAATTAAGTGAAAACGATAAATTCCAACTATTAAGCAGATACTTAAATAACATTTCTGTCTATTTGAAAAATGAAATTCACTTACAACTTCGCATTGAAAAACTTTTAACTTTCTTGCTTGAAGCACAAGGTATCGATGTTCAAGCAAAGTTTAGAGAAGATGCAAAAAAGCAAGCGGAATTATTAGAACAAAGAATCGAAGAATCCAAAAAAGCAGTTAAAGAATCAGTTAAAAATTAAGCGAGGTAGAATATGTCAAATAATGCAGTTTTGAATCGTGTAGCACTTAATGTTAGAAATACATACCAATACAATAATTCAAGTGTGTTTTTTGCACATACTAACAATTTATTTATACCTTACTATCAACAAATAATTCGTAAATCTTGCGAGTGGTTAGATGGTTATGATCCATACTTTCACAAAAAAGATATGGTTTCAACACGAATCGCCACAAGATTATTTAACGGTTTCAAAAATGCAGTGTTTGGTAGAGGCTTAATTTTCGTTCCAGGAAGAAGTAACACAGAAGAAGATAATAAAACATTAAACTTTATATCTCACGAATGGGCGAAATCAAGCAATATTCAAAACGCAGTTAAACAACTTATCGGTTATACAATTCCATTAGGCACTGGTGCTTTGAAAATCAACAAAGATGCCAAAGGTAAATTGTGGGTAGAACCATTAAGAATAGATTATTTTTACTTTACTGTTGATGGAAGAAAACGAGTTATTGATTTTACATCATTTATTCGTTGTTTCCAAAGTGTAGAAGATAAAGAACTTAACTATTTTTTAGTTGAAAAACGATACTTCAAAACTGAAATTGAAGAATTTACTGAAACTATTAAAGGTAAAAAGTTAAAATTCAAAAAAGAAGTTCAAAAACCTTATGTTGAATATAGAGTGTATGAAAGCAAAGGCACAGTAAACAACAACATTATGGCAGCAACTTCCACAGGCGATGGTATCAACTATAAAAATTTACCTGTATTTGTTCGTAAAGCAATTAAAGAGCAATATTCAGCTTATAAAATTGGAGAACCACAACCATTACCATTTAACGATTATTTAGGTGTTACATTATTCTTTAACGAAGGTGGCGATATTACAAATCCTACTTTACCATTTGGCAGAGTTTTATGCTTTGATTGTTTAAGTGATTTTATGGAATTTGATATGAACAAATCTTATGGGTTAAGAGATTTATTTAACTCAAAAGGTATTGTTGGTGTTCCAAGAAACTTAAAACAAGGCGATTTACAAAAGGCAGTTCCAGGAACAGGGGGCAATTTAGTTCAACAATCATCATTTGGCGAATTAGATATACCAGGTTATGAAACAGTGCCAGGACTTGATCCACAAACACAAAAACCTATTATCACACAATTTGAAATGCGAGTAGATGAACACGAAAAAGAAGATATGAAAATTCTTAAATCTATCGCAACAATCGTTGGAGTTTCGCCAAGAGCAATCGCAAGTTTCTTGATTCAAAATGGCGAAAAGACAGACGATCAAATTCAAAGCGAAGATGATACAGTCACACAATGGATTAAAACTCATAGAGAAGATTATATTGATGGATTAAACGAAATTGTAGAATGTATCTTAAACTATGAAGGTAAAGCTGAAAATGTAGAAGTTCGTTTCGCAAGTGATGGATTGCTTAAAGGTGATAAACAATTAGAATCAGTTAAGACAAGATTAGAGATGGGTGTAATTGATATTGAAGATGCAGTTAGAGAGCTTAACCCTGACCTTGATGAAGAACAGTTGAAAAAGAAAATTGCCAAAGCACAAGCAATCCAACAACAAAAAGTAATGGATTCGTTTAATGAAATGAATATTGACGGAACATTTGGTAATGAAGAACAACAACAAGACAAACCAAATTTACAATAATTCTCAATCGGTAGCAGAACACTTGTATCAAAGTCAGTTCCTACCGATTTTTTCACATGCCGAAATTCAAATTAAAAAAATGATTGCTAAATTCTTTTGGGAAATGAAAAGCAAAACGATACTTTTATTAACACTAAATAAATATATCGAAGAAATTGATAAGAAAATTCCACAAAACATTTACAATAGACAAGCATACATAAATGGGTTAAAAGCAACAACTTATAATTATGTAAAAAAATACTACGATAAACCACGAATTATCTTTGGTAGTGTTTTAGGTTTACTAATCGCAAATCAAATCTCTATCGGTGTAAAAATGCCTAAAATTGATAGTCCAAAGCAAATGATAACCTACATGAAAGATACAAAAATAAAATATCGTATGTGGGAACAAGCAAAAGCAGCTGTTAGAGTGCAAAATTATCCTAATATGCTTAAAGAATATATCGGTAGTTTCTCTAAAGATACATTGATTACGAGTGAACCAGGTAAAAAAGGTATTACTTTATGGCAAAAAGCAGAGTTAGATATTAGATATGAAAAACAAATGTCTATGATTGAAGAACTAAAAGCAAATGGCGAAGATTTATGTTGGATTTCAACTCATCCAGATTGTTCTAAACGATGCGAAAAATGGCAAGGCAAATTAGTTTCATTAACTCAACATTCTAAATTAAGTGGTTTTAGAGTTATGAAAGTTGATGGTAATTGGGTTTATTCATTAACTGATATAATGGCACAAAAGGATAAATACGGTTATAACAACAATATTATTTGTGGTTTTAATTGCAGACATTATCTCAAACCTTATACTCCTGGATCAGTTGCACCAAAGCAATACGATAGCGAAGATATTGCTAAAATGCGAGCTGTTAATAATGATTTAAGAGCGTTAGAGAGAAGAATTAGGTTTTACAAAGAAGAAGAACATTTATATAATGTAAAAGGCGATAAAATTAACGCACTAAAAAGTCGCAATAAAGCAAAAGTATTAACGAAAGTGTATGTTGATACTTGCGAAAAATACGGATTTGCATTGCAGATTTACAGGATTAGTATATAATAATGGTAGATATGTGGTAGTATCTAACAATTAAATAGTTTGAATCTCACTGTTGGTATCTACCACTATCGGCAGTGAGTTTTCTTTTGAAAGGTGGTAGAGCAAATGAAAGAAGTGTGGGAAACAATAGTTGGTTTTGAAAATTATATGATTTCTAATTTTGGGCGAGTAAAAAGCTTAAAAAGGAAAACCAGCAAAAACCAAAAAAATATAATAATGAAGCAAGGAATAGAAACTGCAAATCATAAAATTGTCACTTTATATAATGGCAAAAAATATAAAAGATTAAAAGTGCATAGATTAGTTGCTACATATTTTGTTCCAAATCCAAACAATTATCCTGTGGTGAATCATTTAGATTATGATCCAACAAATAATCGTGCAGATAATTTAGAATGGACTACTCAAAAAGGAAATGCGATGTATAGTGCATTAAGAAACTCAAAAGCACAATTAAGTAGAAAAACCAAAAGAAAAAATCATCATTATATAGAACAAAGAAGTCCAAATTGTTTTAGATTTTTATTTATCAGGCAAAAGAAAGTAATTATTGCAAAATCATTCTCTAATTTAGAAGATGCAATCCAATTTCGCAATAAATGGTTTATTGATAATTACCCAGACATATTTTATAATTTAGAAGAAATTGAAAGTTCTAACATTTAGGAGAAAAATATGCCAACAAAACCAAATAGAGCAGGTAATCAACAAAACTATGTTCCAGCAGGCAACGGTGATGCTTCAGGTGAATATGGTGATAACGAGAGTGGATCAAACATTCACTTTAAGGTTTTTAAGCGACCAGAAGATACAACTCCTAAAACTTACAAAACGAGTTCAAAAAGTGCTAAATTCCAATGGAATAATTACTGGAATAAATGGTATTATGTGAGTGAAGATGAGTATGCAAGATATTTAAGGCAAAAAGAAAATGCTGAAAGATGGGGTTATAAAGGTTACGAGAAAGACAAATTTAAAGATATAGACATCAAAGTTTTTGGTGATGAAGAAGCCGAAAAAATTGTAAAAGATGTAAAACCTATAATGGAAAGAAACATTGAAAAAGCTGATATATATGAATTAAATAAAGTTAATGGAGACCAGTTATACAAAGATTCAATAAAAGAATTACTTGGTAATGATCTTAATGAAGATGAATTGGAAGTTTTTTACAAAGACCATAGAGAAAAATTGAGAATGAACTCAATGTTTTATACTGATTTAATTAACAAAAGATGTGAAAAAGTTGCAAATGAATATATTGAAAAAACTTTTCCTAAAATTAAAGGTGAACATTCAATAGAAGATGATTTAAAAAACTGTAATCCAAAATACAATGAAGGTGGAGTTTATAGAGTTAATTGTCAAAGATGTCCGTATGTTTATGAGTTAAGAAGAAGGGGTTATGATGTTCAAGCATTTCCTAACGATGATGATTACGGAAGAAAAAAAGGAACAAACTGGACAAGACAAATGATCCCGAGTGAATCATACTCATTTAAAAATAATATTGGTGCAAGAAATCTCTATGCTAAAATAAAAGAGAAAGTTTTAGCAGCAGGTAATGGTTCAAGATGGGCATTAGATGTTCAATGGTTTAGATCAACAAGTAGTCATCTTTGTATAGTCGAGAATGTTGATGGTGAAGTTAAAATAATGGATTCTCAAAGTGGGAATAGTGATTGTATTCGTTACTTAAATAATGTAGCAGTTTCAAAAACAACCACGATAAAAAGAATGGACAATGCAAAATTTAATATCGGTGTTATCATGACGGGATTCAATCCAGAGGAGAAATAAAAATGAAAGAGTTATTTAGTAAATATGTTAAAGATAATTACAAAGGAACAGATTTTGAAATTGAAAAAATTAAAGAAGATGATAATTTTTATTTCTGCTATTTGCACTCTACTGAACCTTATGATGTTCCTGTTTTAGTTTTAGATAAAAAAACAAACAAAATAAAAGAAGAAATTTTGCCTCCGTTTACCGATGATTCAAAAGCAATAACTATTTATGAAAAGAAACAGTTTAATGAATTTAAGAAAAAGGAAGAAAAATAATGCCTACCAAGTTAAACAAAGCTGGACAACAACAAGAATATGTGCCTGCTGGTAATGGAGATGCCAGTGGTGAGTATGGGAATGAAAGTGGATCAAATAGGCATTTTCAAAATTTTCACAAAAAGAGTTTCCAAAGTTTTTCTGCACCTAAAAGTGAATCTCAACCAATTAAAACTTATAAAACCGTTGATGATTTTAGAAATTCAGTATTAAGCAATAAACAAGCAAAGTTGAAAGAAAGAAACGGACAACAATACGATAATATCAATTTAGATTTATCAAAACCGATTCACAAAGTTGATGAAAACGATAGATTAAAATATCGTAATGAGAAAAATGCCGAAGGTTATGATATTGCTGAAAAGTTAATCAAAAAATACGAACCACATGTAGATAATATTGCAAATGATATTTTAGGTATTACCGAACAACAAGGTGGTATTATGGTAGGTTTAGATTTTAGATTAAAAAGACCAGATAGTTTAACGAGAAAACTTTATGCAGAAGTCAATGAAGCAAAAGAGAAAGATAATAAAATAATAACTTTACAAGAAGCAGCCGATAAAATGGGTGATATTGCAAGATTTACAAGTTGCTTTGAACCAGAGAATTTTCAAAAAGGTGCTGATGCAGTTATTCGCAAATTACAAGCTGATGGTTATGAGTTAGTTAAATTCAAAAACTATTTTCAACCTGGTGCATCTTATAAAGGTTTGAATTGTAACTTTAGAGATAAGAACGGTAATATCTTTGAACTTCAATTCCACACTCCTGAAACGATGAAAATTAAAGAAGGTTATGAAATTAGTGTTAAGAATCGTAAAGCACTTATGAATAATCTTGCTTTCCATTCACACGATATTTACGAAACAACAAGAGTTATTGAAGATAAGGAAAGATTAGGAACAGCAACTCCAGAAGAAACTAACTTTAAGAAGATGCTTAACGATTATAGTGTTAAAGAATGGGATAAGATTAAATACAATTTTCCAAACTGGAAGATAGAACAGTATAAAAAAGGCACTCAATAACGAGTGCTTTTTATTTATATTCAGTTTTAATTAACTATAACAATTATAGAATTCTTTTGGATCGTAGAACTTACTATAACCTTCAAGTGCTTCCTTTTCGCTAATCGTAGGTTTTCCAATTAAATCATCATCATCGTGGAAGAAATCAACAACGAACTTTCCATCACCGTCATCGTGGAAGAATCTACCATTTACACTTTTAACGAATGGTGAATAATATTTAACATCTGGATCACCTGGTTTTAATGTAAGTATTTTTTGCATAATTTCACCTCCTTATTATTTTATCATTAATCAGTTGCGATAGAAATAACTAAATTGCTTTTGATATTGTCTATATATTCATAACAACCAAAGCTGAATAGATTTTTAGCAACTGTTTCAATGTAAGTTAAGTAATTTTCATCAACAACTTTGAGTAATTGCTCTCTTGTAATAGGTTTCTTATTTAATTTGTAGTTCATGCTTGATCCTCCTTAATCTCTCAAATAAGTCCAAACATCAATCTTGCTTAATCCGTATTTCTTTAAGTAAGTATTTAATCTCTTTAACAAACTTTCTTTTGCTCTTTCAAACGCAGCAATTAGTTCGTTCTTATCGTTTTCGCTTAACTTTTTCCACTTTGTTGTATCTTCAAGGTTTTCGTTCCAAGAACCATAATGACAACCATAATCACAAGTGTAATGTTGAAGTTTGCAACCTGGTTTTTGAGAATAATAATGTCCAGTTAATGATACATAAGCATCGTGTTCTTTGAGATTTTTAATTCTTCTGTTATATTCTTCCAAGTTCTCATCAATGAAATGTTTTGTGTTTGTTCGTGCGTTTTCAGCTTGTCTATCGGCAAATTCTTCTTCATCTGGTGTTGAGTTAAGATACATACCATAACCATAACAGAAACGAGTTTTAATGTTTTGTCTTTCAACTTCAATTAACCAACCATCTTCGGTTTCTACAACTTGTTCAGCTTGCTTTGAGCAGAACTCAACCATTTTTGGATCATCCCACGCAAGTTTAAGATTTTCCTTGTAAAGTTCTTTTAATGTTTTTTGATCTCTCATTGTTCTTTCCTCCTACATTGATAACCAATCATATTCTTCTTGGGTTTCAGTTCTATCATGTAATGCCACAGCACCATGCCAAGAACGAACACCAAGCAATTTTTCAACTAACTTTGAGAAACGACCATCGCTTGTTGCCACATAACAACCACCAAACATATAACCAACATTGTTTTTTGGCACTTCTTTAATTGGAACAAGATGAATCGTGCCAAACGCACCAGCTTCTAACTTAACGATTTGATCTTGTGGAACACGATTTTCGTCAATCCAACCTTCTTCACACTCAATATAGCAAGTATTTGATTTTGAACTTAAACCGCCATTTGAGAAATCTTGTCCTTCATTTTTGAAGATTTGTAATGAGATATATTTTTTCATAACCATTTCCTCCTTGGTGGTGGGTTTCTCATCTCTCCCCCCCACACTTATAATATACACTATATCAATATAGTAATCAATAAAAAGTTAAAAAAAAGTTAAAATGTAAATTAGTAATTGACATAATAAAAAATAAATTAAACAAATAAAGCATCGTTTATTCAGTATCTTTTATTACTTTGTAATAACTTAATTTTTTTTGACAGTGTATAAATTTAATTTATAATAATAGTGTAAGGTCAGTAAATCGTAAGTAGTTGTGGAGAGCAACGGAAGCGTAAATAATTGCTAACCAGAAAGGTAGGAATTGAGATGCCGAAAGATGAAAAACTCTTAAAGAAAATTGATCGCCTTCTCAAACTATATGGTGTTGAAAGTGAAGAAGAAAGAAGCAAGTTTATTGCCGACATTCAAGATGCCAAATACGATGAAGAAGAACACAATGAAAATTCCTCAACCGAAACTTCACAGGAAGAAACTACCGAAACCACACAGGAATTAGGTGGCGAACAAGAAAGTTCAAGTGAAGAAACCTCAACCGAAAGCACAGGTGCTGAAACGGAAGGTGAAACCGAAGAACAAACTGAAAGTGAAGAATCACAAGAAGAAGTAGGTGGTGGTGAAGAACAAGAAACCACAACTGAAACCGAAAGTGAATTAGGCGTAGGGGAAGGCACAGAAGTTGAAGAAACTACTACCGAAGAAGTAGCGAATAATAGCGAAGAAACTGGTAGTGAAGAAGAATCAACCGAAGGCAAAGAAGAAACATTAGGTTTAGATTACCAAGCAAAGTATGAAGAACTTAAAAAATCTTTTGATGGGTTAGTTGCTCGTTTATCCACATTAGAAGATATTGTTTCAAAATTAGGTGTTGAAGAAAAAGAGGAAACTATTGGTGCAAGTCCAAGAGCTGATGCCGTAGATGAGTCTTACGATTCAACATTTGATGAAATTAACAGAAAACGAGTAGGTTATTAAAAAAAGAAAGGTAGGTAAATAAAATGCCTAAACAAACATTAGCAAACTTCAAAGAACCTAATATTAACGGTTTAGATGCTGCTATGGTGTTCGCTAACACAGCGTTAGATAACATCTATCAAGCAGAAATCGAGAAAGGTGGCAGAGGTGTCACACAAAAATTCTCAACAGACACAACTGGCGCACAAATTCGTGTTATCCGTCCATTACCACTTCCAATTGATGCTCGTGAACTCGGTGCAGCTATCAATGGTGGCAACTTCTCTGCATATTCTTATCAACCAGAAAGTGATTCATACGGATTAAATATCATTACAGTTATTGATGATATGGTTGATATTCCAGATGTTTCAATGGATATGATTCCAGTTGAAATCGCAAAGATGTATATTCAAAACATCAGTGATAAGGTTGTTCTCAACATTAACGCAATTAAGATTGCAGCAAGAGCTTATACTTGTTTCTCTGCACATCAAGCTGATCCAAGCAAAGCATTTGTTGTTGAGTATGATTCTTTAGCTGATAATGTCCTTGAAAAAGCAATCGAAACAAACGCAAAACTTAACAAAGGCGATAAGGAACATGCTGTTTCCACATTCCCTGTTAAAGATAGAATTGCATTAGTTTCTAACGATTCATATACTGCATTACTTTCTTCAAAAGGTGTATTTGTATTAGGTGGAGCTAACTACGCATACGATATTGCTCGTAAAGGTGGTGTCGATAGCGAAGCATCTACTCCAGAATTACTTGATGATGGTTATCTTGGCACTATTGCTGGTGTTCCATATCACTTCGTTAGTGATTTAGTAATGGAAGTTGCTTGTAAATATCTTGGTTTCCCATCAAATACATTTGAAGGTATTGTTGAACATGTTGCATCAGCACACGGAAACTTATTTGGTTTAGCAACTGGTAATTCAATTAAGACAATCGACTCCCCACTCGGTCAAGGTGTTAGATTACAACCTAAATATCGTATGGGTGCAGCTTGTATTATGCCAAAATCAGTTTCATGGTTAGTTAAAAAAGGTTGGCAAAATCCTTATGGACTTAAAGCAATCTTCCCAACTGGAATTGAATGGTCATACAGAGCACCAGGTTCAAGACAAGTTCTTAAAGCAAGTATTGTTGCTGGTGGATCAAAAGCATTTACATTCCCTGTTAAAAAAGTTGTTAAAGCAGCCGATGGTTCAACAAGCGAAGTCGCAGTTACATCTGGATTACTCGGTGCTTGGGTTGTAGGTGAATTTGAATCAATTAGCGATTTCCTTGCAGCTTACAATGCAAACGGTGCTGTTAAAGGCACATTATCTCAAAGTGATTTAACAAGTGGTAAGACATTATCAGCAATTACTGCTGGTGATACCGTTACATTACTTGTTATCGATGCACAAGGAACAGTTGCCGATTTAGTTCACGCAAAAGACGCCTAATTGAGTAAACAATAACAAATCAAAGGGTAGGTTAATTCCTACTCTTTTTTTCATACTTGAAAACCTATAAATAGGAAGTTTATAATAGTTGTATGAAAACATTAGAAATTATTAAACCTTATAATGATGATACACTTGAATTCAACAAAGAAACAGGTCGCTATCAACTCACATTAACTTATGTAAAAACATTAAGAGATGCACTTCCATATAAAAGTGATCGCATTGCACAACAACGAATTAAGCAAAACTCTTTAAGAGTGTATAACTATATTGTATTGCACTCAAACACAGCAAATAGACAAGCAGTTAATTTATTGCTTAATAGAACCGAAGTAGGTAGAAAATACTTAATTGAAGTTTTAACTTCTCAAATGGAAGCAGATTTAGATTATGCCTATAATGATTTAATGGTTCGCCCACTTATTAACGCAACAAACGGACAAAGTGGCGATAGAGATCAATATAGACAAAATGCTATTTCACTTGAAACGGAAATGCTTATTGAAGATTCAATTAACTATTTTGGTATTAACTTAACTTATATGGGTATGTTTCCACCATATTTACTTAATTTAGCAAGAGAATATGGAGATGATTATGAGTAACTATAAAGGAATATGGGCGACTACTAATAACGAAACATACGAATTTCTTGTAATACCTGTTAAAAAAAATAGTGCTTACGAAAATGATAAAGATAATACATTTACTTTCAAAGGTCGTCCAGCAAACACACAAGAAAAAAAGAAATATCGTTTACAATTAGGTGTTGATGCTCACGATGATTCAGTTTATATCTTTGCAACTAATTTACCAGAAGAAATAAAACCTGGTGATAGAGTAAGATATTTAGGTCAAACACAAGTTGTGGAAAGTGTTGGTTATTATTACGATGTAAATGGATTAGTTAATGCAAGTATATTTAGTGATGAATATGTAATTGCAAGATGTCCAAAAGGAATTACCTTACGATGAATTTAGAACAAATTGGTGAAAATTGCACAAGGTTAATTAAAAGGGCAAGTTGGTTTCCAGTTCGTAGTCGTTGGTTAAGAAATCATGCGACTTTAGGTGGTATGATAACAGACGATACTTATTGCATTACATTTAGCAACGAAATCGCAAAAGAAAATCCAAATGGTAATGGTAGTGAATATATAACTTTTCTTGAAGAAGGCACAAAACCACACGATATACCTAAAGCATTTGGCAAAGAACTACCGTTTGGTATAGGTGGAAGATTTGATGGCAAATTTCATCCAGGAAGTAGCAAACATAAAGGTTTTATTAAAGATAAATCAGTAAACGCAATTATTAACTATATAAAGACAAAATATAACGGAGAATTAAGATGATTATATTAACTGATGTAGCAACAAAATTAAGTGAAATATTGAACAGTGCAGATTGTCCTGTTCCTTTTGAGTTTGTTGTTAAATCACAAGGTTATCATTTAGATTCTATCGCAAATCATAAAACTGGTGAAAATCAAATACCAGTATTTTTAACAATAGTTGGTGGTGAATATAATCCAGTTCCTAACTTACACGAAACTAATTTTACTTATGGTGTTAGTATTTGGTTTCCAGTTAGATTTAAAGAAGATTTTTACGCACTTAACGAATATTTAGAAGAAACATTTGTCGGTAAGAAAATTCAAATTGGTAATAAAGTTGCATTATGCAATATTTCAGTTGCCGAATATGGCGAAATTACTGGTGTGCATTTGGATCAATTTGAAGAATGGTTAAACGATACATACGAAGGTAATGTGCATATATTCAAAAAAGAACACGATATTAGTGAAGAATATATGAGTATGGAATTTAGATTATTCTGCACTACTTTAGGCAATGGTTTCTTATTTGGTAATGATGTCAAGTATGAATTGACTTTAAAAATGCCTATATTCAATGCTGAAAAGATATTAGTAAATTATAAATCTGGTGCTTGGGATTTAAATTTAGTTGCCATAAGAAATCAAAATTATGACGTAGTTATTGATTCAAAAACATATTATGGTTGGCGAGTATCAGTTTTTGCAACAATTACAATTTATACAGAAGTTTTATTAGTTGATGATTTTAACTCAAATACTAAATTCTATTCATACGAAAATAATGAAATGAACGAAATTGATTATTTCACATTTTTACAAATTGAAGAAAGAGAAGAAAGTGGATCAACGAAAACTTATACTGAACAATTAGTGTGGGATCAAAGTGGAACAGGTGCATCTATTTCACCAGTAAGTCAGCAATTAGTAGGTATTGATAAATTCGTTAGAAACATACAAAACATTACAAACTTTAATAAGTCAATTACTGTATATGCAAGAAATAATGAGTTCTGGGATAATTTTTTATATTGTTATAATAAGCAAGAATTAGATTCGATTAGTAATATATCGTTAGTAAAAAAATATAATTTTAATAATGAAGTAAGAACATTTACATATAGTCAAATTCTTTTATCTTGGAACGAAAATATACAACTTGGTGATCCATTATCGTTTACTTTAACATTTGGGGATGGTGAATAAATATGGCACAAGATTATCATATTTATATACATAGTGCATCTTCAAATTCTAATGGTGGTGGAAATCAAACTAAACCTTTTTCAACAAAAGAAGAATCAGGTTTTAGTGGACAAGAAATAGCTGGTAAGGCATTTCAAACTGCATCAACAATAGCAAGTGGTAATGCAGTAAGTTCTGGTGCAGCAGCTTTAGGAAAAATTGTTCCAGCAGTTGCTATTACAATCGCTGCTCTTAAAGTTTATGACAAAATCATTACAACAGGTTTATCTCATATTGAAGAATATACTGGTAATTATAAATGGAATGTAGATTATAATAATTTTAAAACTCAATTAAATAATGCAATTCATCCAATTAGACATTTTCTATCAATCAAACATCAAGAAGCACAATTTAATAAACAAAATAAAGAAATCGCACAACAAAATCGACTAATTGGAAATTCAATTCTTAAAGATTTTAATATAGGTGTATAAAATGGCATTGAAATTTTATTTATATCAAATAGATAATCAACACGAAATTCGTTGCAATACTAATTCAACAATTACTGAAATTGCAGGTGTTTTTGATTTAGGAACAATGGAACTTGAATGGAATGAATGTAAATATGCTATTTTTCCTAATACTCCATTTTTCATCGTAGATAGTAAAACACAAGAAACATGGAGTTCTATTATTACACAAGATAATGTTGAAGTTGTTAAAAAAACAAATCCTATTAAATATTTACATAGATTAACACTTTCTCAAAGCATACATAAACTTAATAATGTTCCTTTAAGAAACACATCATTTTCTCAACCTTATAATTATAAAAGAACATATAAGCAAGGTTGTTTTTATTCTGGTAATGTAAAATATGATGAAAATTTTGAATTTAAAGAAATAGATGAAAACATTGTTTTTGACCACAATTTTAATGCTTATCAAAGATTAATTGATAACTATAAAATAAATTTAAACGAAGTTAGTAAAATTCAAAGTGCATATATTAAAGTTAATACAAAAACTGAATATTACTCAATAGTAGATGAAGGATATGAAGTAGTTAATAACACAAATCAGTATTATCAAATAATAGGTGGTTTAAATCAAATTTCTTCAATATATGATGTAAGTTCTGTTAAATTTAGAATTTTAGATGCAACTAATCTATCAAATTATATAGATGTAGAAATTACTAACTTAAACGATAAGAAAAATGTTGATATTCCATTAAACAACGAGCAAGTTAATTTTATAAGAAATCATAGACAAATTATTGTTTGCTTTATTGGTGGTAAATTTGGTTCATTTACAATGGGGTATCAAGGTTTTCCATCTTCAATAGATGATAGTTTAGGTTATCACGATGCACTTTTAATTGGTGGTTTAGTTACTTGGGAACTATCAATTACAGCTTATAATTATTCAATGTGGGATGTTTTAGATACATTAAATAAACAATGTATTAAACGATATAATGGATCACAATTACCTAATTATTATACAATGCCAAATAAAACAACTGGACAAGGTTTAGAGTTAGATTCAACAATCGCACCAGAATTTAATTTTACGCAAATGGATTTATATGAAGCAGTTGCGAAAGTTTTAAGTTTTATTGATGCTTTTCCAGTTTTAACTGAAAATAATGTTTTAGGTTATCAATATCTTAATGATTTAAGTAAAGAAACAATATACAATTTGCAAATTAGTGATATAAAAACAACTCTTAATGAAGAAAATTTTACAAACAAACTTGCATCTTATTATCAAAACGGAAAAAAAGAAGAACCAATTACATATCCAAATAGCACAATTTTTAGGCAACCATCAACAACAAGATATGGAATTCCTGAACAAAACGATTGGTATTTTATGTTGCCAAAACCAATAGATTATGTAGAAAAATTGGAAATTCTTTTCCCTTATCATGCTGCATCAGGAAATACAAGTGTTAAAAATCTACCGAGATTATATTACACATCTCTATCTTTAAGTGTTAAATATACACTTTTTGATTTATCTGTTGGAGAAACTATTGCAACACCAACGAAAGCATTAATTGATTTAACACCAGTTTTATATCAAAGTGAAATTCAAAATGGTTTTCTTATTGGAGTAGCAAATCAAAATTTTCCAACAAAATATAATACTTTAAGTTATTCTAAAAACGATAATAAAATCTTTTGTGGAATTACTGGTAAAATCTTAAACGACCAAACTGACAGAGAAGTAATGCAATACGCAATAACAAGAGCATTATTAATTAATTTTGGTTTTGGAACAAGTAATGAAAGTCGTTATAATCCAATGATGAGTTATATGTCTATTGGTTATCAAACAATGGATAAAACAAAATGTTTTTATCGTTGTGTTTATTATCCAATTTTAGATGGTAAAGTAAGTCAAGAATCTATATCAAATAAAAGCGAAAAAGAAACTATTGTTGCACAAGCAAATAGTTCAAGTGAATTAAATAGATTAGGCAATAATTTACAAGGTTTAATTGCTAAACTTGGTAATGAAGAAAAATCTGTTACTTTGCCAATTACAACAATGAAAGATAGGATTAAAATTGGCACTCATTATATTGATGATTTAGGTAATAACTGGATTGTAAATAAAGTAAAAACCACTTTTACAACTCACGAAGATAAAGTTGTTGTTGAAGCAACATTTACTAAAAATTTTAATGCTATGCAACAATACACAAGATTAAATCAAGAAAAGAGAATGTATGAAATCAGTAATCTTTTAATAAGTAAAGGTTATGAAAATATCAATGAATTTATTTATTTTACTAATAATAAAAATATAACTAATACGGATTTAACTAATCTATCTTCAAAAATTGCTTTTCATCAATACGCTTTAATGAGTATTATTGATAAAACTTTTGGAAATGAAAAAAATGAAATCAAAGATTATGTTACTATTTTTGAAAATACTGGTGTTTGGTTTCATAAATCATCTTACGAATATGTGAAATCATATATACAACCAATAGTTTATGGAAATGGTAATCAAATTTGTTTTGAAATGAGTTTTGACGATTCAATTAATGTTGGAAGTTATTATGATTCACAAGAAATAGGAACAAAAGCATGTCCTTATGTTTCACAAGATGGAAAAGCTGATTATGTTGTTGTTATAAATTGTTTTATTAATAAAAATACTGTTTGGACAGAAAAACCAACATATCCAGAATTACCAGAAAATATGTTAGGAACTAATATTTTTGAACTCAATGATTATTATTATTACAAAAAACCTAATGAGATTTTTCACTTAAATTATGCACTTAATTTTATGCCTTATTGGAAAAAAACAACTGAAAATGATTTAAGCATACCACAATACACTTATGAAGAAATCTTTTTCGGTGATAGATTTATTAACAAAAATAAAATTATACCTAATCAAAAAAATCAATATGAAAAAATAGATTCTTTCAGTTTTGATTTATGGGTTTCTAATTCTAAATTCTCAATAGTAGATAATAAAGTAGATTCTTCTTTTGCGACCAAAATTGAAACTGCTGGTGGCACATCAATAGAAACTGAAAATTATGCAAATCAAGGTTCAGCAACGCAAGGTTATAGTTGTTACGGAAAAATTAAAGTTTATATTTCAAATGATCCAGAAGGAATAATAACTGAATTAGCAAATGTTTCAACTTATAAATCTTGGTGTATTACTGATAAACAAGGAAATATATTAATCGCAGTAAATCGTAATGAAAATTCAAGCGATTATGCTGAATTAAAATGGTTCACATCACGCAATAGAAAAGTTTAATATATAAAAATATTTTAGGTTATTGTAAAATAGAAAAGAGGTAAAACGATATGATGTATTTAATATTTAACAACAAAGGTGAATTAAAAGAAAAAAACATTAACGAACTTATAGTGCAAGGCAGCAACAATGTAAATAAAATCGGTGTTGCTATTGAAGATGTTAATCCACTTTCTTATACAGTTGTCGGTGTTTGCAAACTACCAAATGGCGAAGTAATTACAACTACTCCAAGCGACACAGTAGAAGAAATTATTGATGGTGTTAATGGTGTTGTTTTTTCATTAAATAAAGCAATCACATCTCTTTCTGGTTTATTAAGAATCAATATTCAAGCAATTAGTTTAACAACTGATAAAACTATTACGTCATATACCGTTTATCTTTTAGTCAATGAAGGTGTTGATCCAGGCGAAATCGTAATGATGACTAACGATCAATATACAACTCTCGTTAATATGATTGAAAAAGATGTCAAACTTGATGAAACAATTTTAGCTTTACAAGCAAATAGTATGCCACCTTATACGGATTTTGAATTAGGGCAAATGCTTTATTTTCATAAATTAACGACACCAACAGAGAGAAAATTATATACTGCAACTTCAACAGGGTGGGAAGTAGTGTTTGATTTTGATGATTATTATAATAAAGAAAATATTGATTTAAAAATTAACATACTAAACGGGAGAATTGATGCTGAAAAACTTATTTTGAACAATAAAATCGACCAAAATTACAATACATTAGATAACAAAATAGATAGCGAAGTTGGTGCTTTAGAAGATGCTATTAACACAAAATCAACGGTTAGTGGAACTTTCTATGGTAATAACTGGAAAACAATTACTATTGATGGAATTACTAAAAATACTGGTGGTGGAACTATTTATGAAGCAGGTTATGGTATTAACATTGGTGGCGATGACACAATTAGCATCAATACAGAAGTAGTCGCAACTCAAAACGATTTACAAAATGTTAGAGAAGTTGCAGAGGGAAAATGTAAAACTTTTGTTTTAAGTTATGCCACCACAGGACTTAATAGAGAAGCACCTGCTACTGTTTACTATAAAGCAGATGGAACTCCATTTACAAGTTGGGAAGAAATTGATGAATATATCGGTGATAATGCTTGTGGAAACCCATTATTCAATAGCCAAGGAAATACTATTAGTATTCTTAATAAATATTTACTTACTTATAATTGGACTATTATTGTTCCTTCTAAAAATCATTTGAAGAATGGAGATATTATTTTAGTTATTGAAACTGATGTCCCAGATAGATGGGTAGGAATTCCTACTGATTACTTACATAAATTAGAAACATCTAAAATTGATTTAGACAGTTATTATACTAAATCCCAAACAAACGGATTTATTGGAGATGTTTATAGTAATCAAGCAACATATTCAATAGGGAAATATGTAATTTATAATAATGCTTTATATCGTTGCATAACAGCAATAAATTCGCCAGAAGATTTTGATAGTTCTAAATGGGTTCAATGCAAACTTGCTGATGTAATGGTTGATTTAGATTCAGCACAAACGATTACAGGAACAAAGACATTTGCTGCCGAAACATTTACAGATAAACTAACTCCACGAGGAAGTGGAAAAAATATAGGTGGTTCTGCAAATAGATATAATGCTGTTTTTGCTAATTATTTAAATGCTGGAATTGCTGTTGAGGCTCCTCGTATAAATAGAGCAGGTTCAAGTTATGGCATAAATATACCAGATACATCTTCTTATACTGCAAATAAAGATATGGTTTTAAGTGATAGCGACCAAATCTTTAATGTAATCAATGCTTCAACAATGTTTTCTTCTGGAACAACTTTGACAGATAGCTCTTATGCTATTATTACTAATGGAAGACCAACAAAAATCAATGGAACGATTAGTAATAAAACAGATTTATTCTTTGTAAATGCTATAGACTTAAATACAAGTTTTTATACTGGTATTTGTTATTGTGAAGGTGGCACATACGGTCAAGTATATCAATGGTCTATCTCTAAATCAACAAAACAATTAAACATAGCAACAACAAGTGCCAATATATTATTTAATGGTGGTTATATTGAGATTAAAAGTTCTAAACTGAATGATTTGCAAGAACTAAATAGTAAACAATTCCCAGCCTACCCTACTACAAACTCAACTCCACAAGTCTTATCTATTGCTAAAAACGGTGGAGCATTAAGTTTCAAAGATACACTTACCTCTGGATCAGTTACAACTTCAAACGGTTACTTTAGTATTCCAACTCCACAAGATGCGAGATCAGTTTCTATTTCTTTAGAAACACAAACTCCTCAAGGCATGGATCAAGGCACTCAAGTCTTGACTATTGGAGAGATAGTTCTTGATGATATTAGAGATCAACTCTATATCACTGGACCAGATTTATCTAATAATAGATTCTTTGTTGTTTTAGACGAACGAGGTTTACTGCAAAATGCTATTTATTACGGTAATTCAACTACGATATGCACTGAAACTGTAATAGTAAGATACGTCTTCCACTATTAAAATATTATGAAAAAATTATTAGTCATATTACCATTGTTGTTAGTTAGTTGTAATGCAGAAAATACTAACACCCCATTAGGTTGGTGCATAAAAGATATTTCACAAACAAAGTTTCAATATACTTATGAAGAACTTGAATCTAATTATGAGATAAATATAAATTGGTATAAAGATGCAACAGCAAAGTATTATATAATTACAACTTATGTTTTATATAGTGTTCCAGCTAATCGTCTTACTGAAACCAAATATTACTGTGAAATTATCTATAATAAAAAAGTAAATGAAAACCGATTAAAAGCAAAAGATATATACCAAATAAATAAGGAGATATGTTATGAAGTCAATTATTATTAAACAAAACGAAAAAGTGCTATTTGTTGCTAAAATTGATGATATTACAACTAAACAATTTTTAGATTTACAAAAAGATGCTGCTCAAACTTTGTTAGAAAAAGATATGAAAGTTACATCACTTCAAAACCACATTATTGATTTGGAAGAAAATGTTAAGCAGCTTAAAGCACAAGTTGAAGATTTATACCATCAAATTGCTATTGATCGTGGTGAAGAAGAACCAAAAGGAGAACAAGAATAATGGAACATGCTAAAGAAATAATCGAAATTATTTTTAATTCTAAAGTTGGAATTATTATTGCAATCACAATTTCAGTTATTTTAATTCTTGCTTATTTTTTCAGTAAAACCAGTATTGGTAGAAAAGCACTTTTTGAATTAAGAGCAAAAGCACAAACAACAAAATCTTATGCCGAAACCACAAAAGATGTAGTGGTTGAAGAACTTAAAAAAGCAAAAGAAGATAGCGAAATAAAACTTAAATTATATGAAGAAACTTTTAATGAATTTAGAAAAGAAATGTTTGAAGTATTAAAGTTCGTTCCAAATGCTAAAGTCAAAAAGTTTGTTCAAGAACATGAAAATATTAACTTAAAGGAATTAGTCAAAGAAAGTGAAAATCACTCTCAAAATGGCTAAAAATGGTGAAATATGGCAAAGAGTAAGAAAGAGTTAAGTCCAACACAAGAACTTAAACAATTAAAAGCAAAACAAAGAATATTATTTGCTGGTGAAATCGGTAGTTCAGTTTTACCATTTGCTTTTACAGCTATTTTTAACTTTAATGATGTTATTGCTAAAACTGAAGCATGGCGAGTTAGTTTAACATTTGTATTAACTGCATTTATGACTTTAATTTCAGTTGCTGTTATTGCTAAAGGAAAATTCAAAGTTAATTTATTCACACCATTACTTGTATTAGGTGTATTTGATGCGTGGTTATTTATAATGGGCGATATAATTACAAAACTTGCTTGGATCACACTTTACATTATTGCAGGTTTTATGGGTGCATTTGTTCTTGAATTAGCAAAAAACAATAAAAAAGATACCGAAAGAATAGCGATACTTGAAGAAGGCATCAAAAAAGATGAAGTTGATGTTGTTGCAGAGAATCACAGGCAAGAAAGAGAAACAGTTAAAATTCGTATTAAAAAATGATTATAGGTAAAATTGTTTGTTTAGCTGTTCTATATGCGTTTGCAATAGTGTTAATAATAATATCAATAACATTAAGTAAAAAATAAAAAAAAGGCATCTCGCAAGATGTCTTTCTTTTTTTGCGCCATGCAGAGAGGAGGATTCATAATGAATGAGCAGGACATTACAAATCTTTATTATTATACATAAAAATAAAAACAAGTAAAATAAAAAAGGTTCGAGAGTAGAACTTTCGTCCGTCGTCCACTGAACCTATTTTTATTATATACTATTTTTTCTTATTGTGTTGAATATTCATAAATAAACATACACCTAAACAAGATAATCCAATGCCTAAACCTATACCAAGTAAAAACCACAATAACATCATTCAGTTATTTCTCCCTTTGTTTGTGATTTAAGTAAAGCATCAGCTTGTTCTTTTGTAAGTTCAATAACGGTTTCTTTAGATTCTTCTGTAAATATACGATTATATTCTTCTCTACCACCAAGAGCAAAGATTAAGAATTTAGTTAATAATTTATCTTTTTTGCCAATAACTTTAACTTCGTCAATAATAACAAATGTAAAGTTTTGATAGAAATTAACGATTCCAAATACTAACCACATAAATACTTGAAAGATAGACCAAATTATCGCCGCCCAAGAAAAGTTAAGAATATCAGGAACGAAATAAACACCAATCAAAGCAAATAATACTGCTGATATAAAATTGCTTCTTGTATTTTTTCTTCTAACATCTTGTTCAGTTTTCTCTTTTCTTTCATCTTCTGCAACTGTATCGCCATAATCACTGAATAAATTAGGAACATATATTTGTAATCTAATGCACTTTCTTAAAACTAATCTTTGCTTTAAGTCTAATACAATAACATCTTCAGGCAATTCTTCGTGATTTTTAAGGTATTTTCTTGCTTGACATGGATTCCAAATTAAGTGTTCAATATAATCACCATTATTATCAAAATATGTTTCGTATTTCATGCGATAATTGTTTAAGTGAATTTTACGGTTTCTTAAAACTTTCTCAATTCTTTCTTTTTCGGCAAAGTCATCAAATCGGTCAATATAAGGCACAGCTTTTTCGGTTCTATCATCAAATTTTTCTTTTGGTTTAATAAATTGTTCGTTATTATGCCCTTTGATAATGCCTTTTTCTCCAAGCATCCATTTAAGTCCAACACCAACAAAGATACCTACTAAACCTTTCATTAGTAATCGCCATGGATCAGTTTCAGTTTTATGAAAATCTAAAATATTATAGAAAACATAAATAACTGAAATACCGATAATTCCAACATCAAGTAAAATTGAAGTAATGTTCTTTTTTATATTTGATGCGAATTCATCAGTTTTTTCTCTAAAGTTATTAAGTGCCATAATCTATTCCTCAATGAAACTAAAACCTAAATCTCTTAACTGATTCAATATCGTTTCGCTAAATGCTCTTTTGCCATCTAATATATAAGTCATATATGTTGAAGTAATTTTAAGTTTTTTAGCAACTGCATATTTCGTTATACATAACTCTTTTGCTTTAAGTTCAAAGTATTTTTTATCTTCTTTTGTAAGTAAGTAAGTTGTTTTAACTAATCTTTTCATATTTATTCTCCGTTAATTTATCAACAATAAGTTTTTCTATTCTTTCAAGTGATTTCTTTGTTTGCTTATATTCTATCGGTTTTGGATGATTTCGTAAAATATACTTTAATCTCATTCTTTCCATAGATAATTCGCTAACATCCATGTCTTTATATGCTTTGCTCATGTAACTGTAACACCTCCACGATTGAATCGAAAACTAAATCAAATTCTTCTAATGTTAATTTTCTTTCCTTGCATTTAGTTGAATTATATTTTTTAAATACTTGTCTTACTTGTCTTTTATATAAAACTACAAGTTCTCTAACATTGACTTGCTTTTCAATGATAATTATTAATGCACCTTTCATTCGTTTTCTCCTTCAAATAAATTCATTTGTTCGTATCGTTCTTGTTCTTTGTCAAAATCAGTATTAAATAAGTCCATTTCACCTTTTTGATTTATTCCATTTAATCTGTCTTTTGAAATTTGGAAATAATTTTGATCTATTTCAAAACCTAAATATTGCCTACCAAGTTCTTTAGCTGCAACACAAGTTGTTCCACTTCCTAAAAATGCATCGAATATTACCCCCCCCCCCCCCCCTCAAAT